CTTGTGTACCTTGATTTCTAGTAACTCCAAACTCTCCAGCTCTATTATCTAAATAAGTTCCTGTTGCCGTTTGTGCAAATACATCTCCTAAAAATGTATCTAAATCAACATATAGTGACGATAACTCGTTGGCTACTGGCGAAACTGCATCATATAAAAAAGACCCTTCGCTCGAATCCACATTTGAAGGTAAATTTGCTAATATTCGATTTAAAATATCTGAACTTGAATTATTATCGGCAAAAGCCATTTTTCAACCTCCTAACTGTAACTAATTTCTGTTGTTCCTAAAGTAGTTACTAGAGTAAAGTTTATTGTTAAGGTATCTCCTGTAAAATCTACACTAAAATTATCTATTCCAGTAATATTAGGATTTTGAGTTAAACAATCTAATGTTAATCTTTTTATTTCTGATTCAACTACTCCCCGGCTAAAGTTTTGACCAACTACAGTACCAAATGATTGTCCATATGTTGTACTATAAGCTGCATACGTATCTTGTTGTGTCAATAAAGCTTTATATGCCCATATCTCTAAGGCTTGTAACCCTGTGACAATCTGAAACTTTCCATCTTTCAAATCAAAATCATTTTTAGTGAAATCCCATAGAAATTCAGCTATTACATTTGTTGTAGTGGCTGTAGTAGTTGCGGTTGGTGTTATATCTAATGGTAAAATACTAGCCATCCAAGCTCACCACCCGGCATAAAATTAAATACATTTGACCACCTTGTACTGCTTGAACTGCTAACTGGTCTCCTACATTTAAAGTATCGGTAAAATCAATCTGTCCACTTAATCCAATACTTGTTACACTATTATTATTTGTTACTGTACTTGAAACGTTAGAAGTAGGAGGAATCTTTACTTGTCTCATGTAGGTGTTTAATAAATAATCCGCAATTAAAATATTTGAATTAGTTATCTGCACATCTCCAGTTTGTATTACAAGATTAGGAGGTACACTAATAACTGTTGCAAGTTCCACAGTGTCAGGATTATTTTTTGAACCATGTATTTGCATTAATTTTAAAAGTTCTGAATAACTATTCATATATACCCCCTAAGTTTCGTCATCCATGCTATAATCTGCATCCATTAAATTACTAATGCTTAGTGTTAGTTCCATTGTATAACCACCATTTTTCATGTCCCATGTATGACTATCTGTATCAATAAATAAAGTTGCATTTTGCATTGTAGATAAATAGAAAACTTGACACGCTACACCATAACCTGTAATGCAATTTACATTTCCTAGTCCATCTACTGTTATATCTGTATCTAAACCATAAAGCATATTGTTTGCGGCTGTGTTTGTGTCTTTGTCTTTTGATATTTCATAGTCATCTTGAAAAACTCCAAATTGATTAATCCAATCAGTATTTTCTACATTAGATACATAGTTTCCATTGGAATCATAGATGTTTACTTTATTCACCATGTTTTCAATTGAATCTTTATACTTTATACTAGTGACATTAACATCTACTTTGAGAGTATAACCTGCAACAATTTGACCTTTTTCTATTACACTTAATTTATCTATTTGCATTATAGGTATATACTGCTTATTGTTTTGCTCACTTGCTTCTGTATAACATTCCATAATTATGTTGTATAAACTCTTACCTTTTACTATGTGATTTATTGGAATACCAGTGGTGGCAATTGTGCCTGTTGCAATGCCCACGTCACCACAGACAATATATACCGCCTGCTCTGGTGTTACATTTTGAAAATTATAACTAGCCTTACTTTTTAATAGATGATACATAAAATCATAAGCTGTAAAAGTCAATTCTTCTGTATCTGAATCAATTTCCCTATCTATAACCATTCCTCTGAATATTTCTCCATGAACATCATCCACAATCCAAATAATATAACCCGAACAAACCTGTATTTTAGGCTGATTCGGGTCGTAAATCGGATATGCAATTGTTGCTTCAAGTTTCCTTGAAGGTTGGTCTTTTGATGCACTTAAGTTAATAGTTTTTGCAAAAGGTGTTATTTCTGTTGTTGATCCATTGTAAAGTCCATAAATCTTAATCATGATGGAATCACCTTATATTCCTTTAAAGTCAAAGTGAAATAAACATCACCGGACCCATCCTGTTCTCCATGTTCAAAATCTTCAATAGACACAAGCATATTTACATCTGTTCCAGTAATAATTAACCTTGGAGTAATATTATTAATTCTCCAGTTTTCAATTGTTTTAACACAATTATAAGGTGCTGGGAATCCTGTATACTGGCAAAAGCTATAGTTTTGATTAGGAAAAAAGCTTTCTATACTAATATCTGCTAGTTTTGGCTTTCCCAATAGGTTTATTTCTCCTAAGTCTTCAACAACAATTACTGTATTGTTATTTCCAGTTTTTAATGTGTACTTATCAGGCATAACCGGAAGTTGAAAGTCAATGTTATTTGTTGTGTCCAATAAATGAAATTCCATGTTATTCCCCCTCTAAGCCATCCCATTTGCAACTTTCTGTAGTTTCTTTGTTAATGCATATGCTATTTTATCTATATCACTATCATTTCTTACTGTAAGTGTATCTGCTAGTTTGGGAATATTTACAATTATATGTCCTTTACCTTTAGTTTTAGCTTGTGGTGTTGATGAACTATCTCCATTAATACCACCTTGCATATTGGTTTTTATACCTAAAGCTACTTTTTTAATAGGTTCAGTGACTAAATGGGTGTTTACTTTTATTCCCTTAGCCATTCCTTGCATGAAGTCAGGCATCCAGCTTTCATAAGTTGCCAATGGTCCGACATCAGGACATGAAAAGTGAAGAAAACTTGCAATTGTACTTCCAACACTTTTTACAGCATTTCCAATTGCTCCAATCTTACTTTTAATTCCGTTTACCAATCCATCTATAAGGTCTGCACCCCATGTAAAAGCTTGTTTTACAAAGTTTGCAAGCGGTGCAAATGCTGATTTAATACCATTCCATAATTCAATCGCTCTTTGCTTTATTGTACCCCAATTCTCATATAGTGCTACACCTATAGCTATCAATGCTCCAATTGCTATACAAACAACACCTATTGGATTTTCAAGCATAGCGGCATTTAACGCTAATTGAGCTACACGTGCTACACTTTCACCCTCCTGCAATAACTGGATTATTGTTGTAGCTTCTGCCCATGCTCTTGATAATGATTGAATTATCATACCAGCTTTTATTGCTGCATTTACTCCAAGTTGAGCAATTTCATATACGGTAATTCCTGCCGCAAGTCCTGCTGCTATAGGAATTAGAACATTTAAATTCTTTGCAAACCCTTTTACTATATTTGAAGCTGTTTTAAATGCATTTGTAATACCATTTTCAATAATTGGTTTTAAGAAATTTATTAGTTGCATTGTTTTACTTCTAATACCATCATAATTTTTAGAAAATGCTACTGCTAATAAAGCTATAACCGCTATAACTGCCATAATAGGAAGTGATAAACCAGCAAGCATTGCTCCAGCTCCTTCAATACTAGGTGCTAAAATACTAAATAATCTAGTAACAAAACTTACACCACCAATCAGTGTGCCTAATACTGCTGTAACTGTTAGAACTCCAGCTATAAACTTTTTAGTTCCGGGATCTAATGCATTTAGTTTTCGTGCCATCCCATCTAAAAACGTTGCAAGTTTTTGGGCATAAGGCAGTAAATAAGTTCCTATACTCGTTTTAAAACTTGTCATTGTATTATTTAACTGCTTCATCCTACCATCATAGGTATTGAGTTCATCCCCGGCGGCCCCACCAAATCTCTTATTAATAGCTGCTTGTACTTGTGCAAAAGTTAATCCGTTTTTGACCTGTTCTTTTGTTACTATTCCAAGCCTTTCAAGTTGCATATATCTACCATCATACGCCTGTCCTAATAGATTGCTGGCACTTGTTAAATCCATATTCCCACCGGCCGCCAAATCCATCAATGTGTTTTGCATCTTTAAAGCATCTCCAAATTTCACACCCTTAGTAGTCAAATTTATTAATGCCGCCTTTGCATCCCCGGCACTATATGCTGACATTTTCATGATTCCAGATGTAAAATTACTTACTTGTCCACTAGCTTTAGTCCACGAAATACCTTGATTTTCAACTAATCTTTGTAATCGAACTGTGCTATCTTGTGCCTTTGCCGCACTATTTAAAGCACTTCCTAAATATCCAGCCGCAAGGATTCCTACTGCTCCAAAAGCTTGTTTAGCTGTACTACCAAAACTTTTAGTTTTAGCTTGCATCTGGCTGGTTTGTTGTGCCGCTTTCTGCATGTTCTTAATAAAGTTACCATCTAGGTTTAAAATAGCTGATAAGGTTAATCCCATTTTATTCATTACCTCCAGCATTAGATCTATTTATTTCTTCAATTTCTTGTTCAATGAAATTTTTCAAAACTATCTTCTCACAAATTCCATAATTAGAAAAAACAGATGGAGGAATGGAATGTAATTTCCAAGCATAGTACAACAATTGTACTTCTCCATCTGTTTTTATTAGTTTTTTATTTCTGCATCTGCATTTTCTATAACATCAATTCCGGATATTTTACTTATTGTTTCTGCTAATAAATTAGCTTCACCAACATTAAAAAGTTTTTTGATTAATTCAAATGGTGTTTGTACTCCAAAATATTTTAATAATTCCTTGTCTTTAAGAGTTGGAACACCAGCCAATATAAGTCTAAGCTGACCACTCCCCAAATTAAATCCTTTAATATTACCCTTTTTGTCCATATTTATAGTACTTTCTTGTATTTCATTATATTCTTCTAAACCAATGGCTTGGCATGTAAATGTAACACCCAATCTTTTTATTTCAACATCTTTTGTTAATACCTCTAATTTCTTTTTATCTAGTTTTAAAAGCTGTTCTACTGTATTCATATATTATTCCTCCTATTAAAATGTTGGTGGTGCTATTGTGTCTATAAAGCTAAATCCTGCGAATGTGAAAGGTACATCTTCTTCTATATTCTTTCCGGCTTCAAAATCCATTATTGTAAGTTCATCAAACACAACTTCATTAATGGCTACACGTTCCGCACCATAGCTTGAAGGATCATCTAATGTTGCGTAAATTGTACATGATGTTTGGATCCCTGTATTGAAGGAATTTTGTAGCTTTAGCCATATCCTTGATGATATTTTATTTAATTTCATTGTTCCTTTTCCTTCATATCCTATAACTTTAGAATGTTTCCACATATCACCCAATACTTTAACGTCTGCTTTTGTATTGGTTACTTTAGCTTGTAAGCTGATAGCTTCACCAAGTAAGTCTCCATCAAGCCAAACTTGTCCGTAATTTCCGTTTATAACTTTAGTAAAATCAAAAGCCATTTAATTTCCCTCCTATATTGCAATGTTAAATACAAAGTTTTCCATAGCATCTAATAAATCTACAGATGCCGCTAAAAATACTGAGTTCCCTGTGTTTGCTTCTTTAATTTGCTGTTGTGTCATTGTGCTTGTATTCGTTCCAATACCTTGTAAATAATTAGTTTGTGCCGCAACATCTATTCCAACTGTTGAACCTGTATCTAACAATTGAGCTGATTCTAAACCAGTAAAATATGCTTGTAATGCTATAATTAACATGCATTTATAGTTATAATCATCTGGATATTTCCCTACATAATTATCAGCAATGGTCATGTTTACGTCCGTATATATCTTATCCATAATATCTACTAGTTTAATTTTCTGATAATCAGCACCCTTTGCTGCACTTATAGTAGTTAATGAGTTTACACCTTCATAAATTTTACACTTAACTCCATCATTGACTAATACTAATTCCCCGGCTGTGACTGCTGCTGCAAATTGTGTTGTTGTTAAATGCGGTTGTATGTCTGTAACTTCTGGTAAAACTGCATAAGTACAACTCATAGTAAGTGGCGTTCCTGCTATTAAACCCGCTATTCTTGCACAATAATCCTGTGTAGCATAAGTTGTAGTACCTACAATAAATGAAGTAGTACACAAATTAATTATTCCCTCATTGTTTAATGCTGTGTTAGGTAAAATTGCTTTTACTTTTATGTTCATAGTATTTCTTAAGCTTATAATCCAGTTTCCAACTGTAGTTGCATCTGTTGAATCTATACCAGGAACTGCTAAGTAATCCCACTTTACCGTTTGAAAATAAGTCATACCAGCACTATAGTCCGTTTCTGTACTCGGTTCTATATAAGCTATAACCTGTTGAGGTGGGTTCACATTTCCTAAAAATGTTTTAGTAATTTGGTCTTGATTATATGCTGATAATGTACTTGGCATATCGTTAATACTATTCATTGTTATCGCTGTGTTTGTTAATACTGTATCTTTAAGTATTAATGCCACGATACCCCTTGAACCAGATTGAATTGTAGCAACTGCGGCTTCCTGAAAATTTATAGTAATATTAGGCATCTAATTTCCCTCCTGTAAGTTTAATATTATATTTTCCATTAATTGAGTATTGCTACTCATATCATTATCAAAGTCTGTCCTTTGTTCTGTTATTTGCAAATTAATATTTAAATATATCTCTGCGTTACGTGGTGCTCCTGTAATATTTATTATTTTTGCAACATTACATAAGGTACTACTTCCAGTATTAGTTACATTGAAAAAGCCAACATTAAAGATTTCCTTTAACGTGTCCCATGTTTGCCATTGGTTAACCGAATCAACATTTTTGTAATCGTCTAATGGTGCAAAATAAACAATTTGAATTGCAACCATATTATTAAAAACCAATTTGCTTAAATTTTTTGTACTTGAATTTACGTAAGAAATAAAAAAAGAAGGTCGTTGAAATCCTTCTCCTTGATTGCTTATATAAATGGGTATATTAGGGAAACTTTGTGCTATTAATGCCCTCATATCATTAATCACATCTGTAATCATGCTTTTATCACCTACTTACTTAAATCATTTAACATTTTCTGTACAAAAGTTTCTAATTCCTGTTGAGCTTTTGGCTCGGCTGATTGAAGTCCGTTCTCCATAAAATGTGTACCTTCAATAAATTTTTCTTGTAACATTACACCTTTATCATTTGGACAATCCTGCATATATTCAGCTGGAAGGAATCTTCTATTTTGAACATGTCCATCATTTACTGCTTGTGCATATTCAGCATTTGTTCCAACCTCCACATTGTGTTGGTCTATTGGCTGAGTAGTAACGCTTGCCCTTAATGCTCCAGTTTGAACAGGTACTAAGGGTTTAATTTCTCCTTCTACAATATAACCAAGTCGCATCAATTCTTTTAGCTCCTGGTCTGGAAATTGACTAACTATTTGTGTCAATGCTTCATTTAAATCATCTAATCCATTTATCTTAAATTCCATATCCATTAGCTTTCACCCTTTATAATCAAGTCAACTTCTGTGTGCTTATTTAATGGGCAATATACGTTTTGGGCAATATATTTAGTTGTGTTATTCACTAGAATAAGGTCCCCATTTTGAATATCTACACCAGCACTTAAAAAAAGCTTAAATTGAGTTGTTATAATTGCATTTGGCTGACCTTGTGCAAATAAACCTGTCTTACCACTCAAATGGCAAGCATAAGTACCGATAGTAGTTTCAACATTTGTAGGTGTATTGTAGGGTGGAGTTAAAGTTGTTACTGTTCTAAAAACTGTACAAGTATCTTGCCTGTTCATATTATCCCACCCTTGTTTTGGAATATCTATCTAAAATCATCTGAATATCAGCCGGTAAAGATTGAGCTGCATTTTTATAATAAGTAAACTTTACGTCCCCTTCACTTTCAGCCTCTAACCCTATCCTGTTTTCCGTAGAAACTTTATACTCTAAAGCTACTAACTTTGTAGCCGCAAGCATTAAATCATTTGGTATCTGGTCTTGTGTCCATCCTGCTGTATAATCAATTTCAACATAACTTTCCTCATGATCTGCCCACATCAATTTATTAGACATAGTTACATATTTCCAATCTATCATTTCAACATAATTTGGGTGTATTCTATAAGCTGTAATAATATTATTTTCATCTAAAACTATATCCAATACATCATCTGAACTCCTTCTAATCTGTTGTATGCTTTGGATAGGATAATTATTTACAAAGATTTTGTGCATTATTGTATGTTGTTCTGCTGTATAAGTAGTTAACTCAAATGTCCTATTACAATAATTTTCTATTAAGGCCTGCATACTTCCAATAAGTAGATTTAAAAATGTATCCTGTGAAGTATCTGTAACTGATATTTGCAAATATGCCTTTACATTTTCCAGTGTTGTAAGCATTTATACCACCTACTTCTTTTTAGGTGTTTCTACTGTTGCACTTTCCAATGAGGTGCTCTCTAATGTGACCTCTTCTGCATAGCCTGCTTCAATTATTTTATCTGCAATTCTTTCCTTTGCAAAGTGCCCAACATCATCAACCCTAAAATTTTGAAATGGTTTTATAAATTTTAAATACATCATATTGTTTTTCCCCCTAGATTATTATTTCTGCTTTTCCTTCTTCAATTAACTTTTCTGCTATGCTGTCATCTACTGCTATAATGCTATTTGGCTTTAAGTCTGTTAACATGCCAGTTTCTTGTCTTGGTACAAATGTTAATATTTTAATTTTCATTTAATCACCTCATTAAAATAAGAGGGGAAACCCCTCTCTATTAAGCTAAGAATCCAGTTAATAATGCAAATGTGCCTGGGTTTGACAATTTTCCATCAATTCTTTCCCACATCTTCACCAAAGCTTCATGGTTTTTGAATGCTTGATCTGATTGAGTATTTATTTCACTGCCCATTTCATTTTTATCAAATAGGTAATAGTATTCTAAGTTACCAAACAATACTTCTGTACAAGTAGTTTTACTGTTTACAGTTAAGTTTGTTGGGAATATTGCTGAGAATTCATAAACTGGGTATCCGTTAAATGTAGGTGGTACACCTTTTAGAATATCTCCATCTACCCATAAGTATCTACCCATGCTGTCTTTGAATAACTTCATTTGTCTTACTATAGAAGTATTAACAAAGTATGCTCCACCATCTCTCCAATTAACGTCTACGTTAAAAGGTAATGACATCAAATCATCACAAGTCAATACGTTTGTAGTTGCAGCATTAGCACAAGCTACACTGTTAATTCCACTAGTGTTTACTATTCCAGTTGGTTGATTAGTACCTGTACCAGTCATAATTGCTAAGTTTTCAGCCTTTACAAATGCTTTAGCATACTGCTTTGTTAAGTAGTCATAAAGGTTAACTGGTGTATCAGCAAGCAAATCTCTAGCAATAGCAGTGTATCCATCAATTCTACTAACTGAATATGTTAAACTAGAGAATGTTGGTGCTGTCTCTGTTAATGGGTTAGTGTCGGAACTTTCCCAAGTAAGAGAAATTCCTGTTGCACCTACTGGCCATGTTCCATTCCTGAATGTTACTGGAACTACTGTACACATATTTCTTAATGCTCTTGGGTCTGCCTTTACTCTGTCAATTATGTCACTATGAAATTCAGTAGGTAGTAATTCTAAACCACTTCCACTTACTCCACCACTTAAGTCTTTTACATTACCACCACAATACTTGGCAACTTCTGCTCTATTATTATCCATCTTAGCTTGGAAAAATCTCATTGTTTTCTCGTACTTATCCATTTCATCAAGAGGTTTTTCATTAAATTTAAGCTTTCTTACCATTTCAGTTAAGCCTTTTTCTTGTAAAAACTTTTCTGTTGTTGCATTGATTAGGTCTTTATATTCTTTTTCGGTTAATTTTGCCATTAGTTGTTACCTCCTAGTATCTTTTTAATATTTTCTTCAACTGCTTTATTGATTTCTTCCTGTGTATATTCTTTTGTATCTTCATTATCATCTGGATCATCATCCTTACCACTTGAACTTTGAACCACATTAATAAGTGATTTTATATCACTAACATGTCCAGTTATACCATCTACTGCTTTAGTTAATGTGTCACAAGTAGCTTGGCTTAGTTTTGCACCACTTTTACCCTCCACCAATGAATTAAGATTTTTAATTGTTTCATTAAGTCCCTCAATTTCTTTTACCTTTGCTTCAAGTTCTTTTTTATGTCCATCTTCCAATGTCTTTACTTCTGCTTTAACTGCTTTTTCAATTAAAGCCTGTACTTCTTCAACTTTCATATTTTCGACCTCACTTTCTTTATTTATAGAATTAAAAAGAGTCTTTGAGATTTTTCCATCTTCAAAGGCTCTTTGTACTGCTTGTGGATTACAGGGGACAGCTACTAATGAGAGCTCCAAGAGCTCTATTTGTGTAAAATCATATCCACCTTGCTTATTCGGTGTGCTTTCTAATGGTATAAAACCAATACTGGATGCATTCATAAACTTATTAGCATATAGATAAAACCATTCTTGACCATTTGGTGTATCTGCAAACTGTATTTTAAATATAAGCTGTGAACCTTGAACACTTACATTCAAGGCCTTACCTATGCAAGTAGGCTTTTCACTATTGCCATAATTATGGTTGGCCAAAATAACAGGATTAGCCAGATAATTGTCAAGTTGGATACCATTCATAAATACCCTGTCACCAACTCTGTCATAATCCTCTGAACTACCAATCATTTCAATTATTCTATTAGCCTCATCTAAAACCTTGACTTGCCAATTTATGCCTTTGATTTGTTTTTTCAATCTCTCACCCCCTTTCAAGGCATGAAAAAAGCACCTACTATTTTTACTTAGTAAGTGCTTATTTTATAATTTCTGTAACACCTTTAATTAAATGTGCAGCCTTTTTCATTAATGAATTTTCTTCCAAATACTCAAGGCCTTTTAAAGTTATTCTTATATCTGCTATTTTTATTCCTAAGTGCGTTCTTCCAAGTGAATTAATAATAGATACACCTTGTATATATCCTTCTGATGCTAACATCTCCATAAGTTTTATCCAACGTGCCTCTGATATTTTTAATTCTTCAAAAGATACTTCACTTTTATCAAAATTATCTTCATCCATAGCACATTCAAGTATTTTGAGAATCTTGTATATTATTTTGAAGTTGTCCAATAATATCAACTCCTTTATTTCTTATTTGTTTCAATTAAGGATTTATAAATTTCTCGCAACGTTCTATCTTTCATATCACCATAATCAAGTAACCCTACATCTGGCAAACAATCCTCATTATCTATTACTTTTGCAACCAAATCTAAATCTAAAATCTCAATGCAACAAAGTTCATTACTGCTACCATTATAATGCATTAACACATCATATCCATATGGTGCTTCGTAACCATCAGTTTCCAATCCCTTATAAACATTATTCAGGTGACAATTAGAAACATTACCATCAATCACTATATAATTTATTGGTTTTCCCATAACAAATCACCCTTCCTAATTTTAGCTAAATAATTTTTTCTAGGATAGTATGCGGTTATTACTCCATTATCCGTTATTACTAACAATTCCCTGCCATTTGCATTTTTAACATACGCATTTGCTTTATGAGATTTATAAATCTCATCAGGGTTTTTAACAGTATTAAATATATTATCAATTTCATCCAATTCTAAGAATTCCTCATGATCATCAATAATATGATAATATCTATCTTTGCTAACCTTAAATTCTTCTATTGGTGTTTTAATTGAATCACTTATTAAGTTATTCCAGTAAGAAGCACCTTTTTTCACTTCTTCTTCATCAAGTAGTCCGTTTGATATTTTTTCATCAATTATACTCTTAAAACTTCTTGCGAATAATTGAAGGTTCATAGGCATTATACCACTATTTTGACTATTTGTATCATCATTATCAGAATTATTTTGACTATTTGTATCACTGTTATTAGAATTATCAATACTGTTTTCATCATCTGATAAGCCACTATCCTCTGAATTGCTTTCTTCACTAGGTGAATTACTATCACTATTTTCATCATCATCTGAACCAGTATTTATAACAGGTTGAAGACAACACCTGCAATTAATTACTTCTTCTGGAGGTAAATCATCATCCCCTGGACAATCACAATCATATCCTCCAACATTAAATTGATCATTAACATCTATTGGACTATCTGTGGAATAATCTTCACCAGCTTGGACATGACTATCTCTTGTTTTATCATCATCAGTTGCCAACCATGCTTTACCATCAATAATATCAGCATTTTGTTTATACCCTTCCATTGTAGCTTGATTTAATGAAGATAGTGTTTCTGTTCTACCGATTGTTGCAGCTCTTTGAGGACTAAACGTGAAATCATTTTTAAGTGTTCCTATAACGTCTTGAATATTATAACCTTCATCTGAATTATAAGAATCTTGAATAACATCCTTTACTCTGTCTTTTGTAGTTTGGTTTATGCCTTTGATTTTCATAACTTTATTTTGTATAACCTTTTGTACATTTGGGTCTTTGAGATTAAAACTGACACCTAAATCTTTATTTATACTGTTACTAATAAATTTAAACTCATTAACTACAGCATTACCACCAGTCTTAAATATTTTTGTGTATAAAGGTTCAACAATAGCCTGTAATGTTTTACCCCAAACATCTAAGTCTACCGGGTCTTTGCTGCCATTACCAATTTTCTTAATAACATCATCTTGCATAGCATTAAGATATTTAGTTATAGTATCTCCAAATTCATCTTCAAGCGGCTTTGACAACTTATCTCTTTCCTGTATCCTTGTAGAATTACTCTTTTGTATTAGCTGTTTTATCTTAAGTTTAGTTGACTTTTGGATTTTTTTTTTAATGCTTTTGCCTGTATCTAAATTATTTTCATTATCATCATTATCATTATCATCATTATCATTGCCACCATTACTATTAGGTACTGTTGGCGGCGGTGTTCCCATAGGTACTAAATTATTAATATAGTAAATCACATCCCCATTCGGTAATGGCTCTAAGTTTACATCATCAAACATCTTGTTTAATATTTGTCTGCCCTCATTCGGTGCAATACATTTATTAACCAATTGATTTAAAGCATCAACTAGAAATTCCTTATTTTCAGGTACTGGATCTGTAAACTGTAACTGAATATTTTCACCAAACAGCTGCACATACTCATTGTTAAGTTTATCTTGTATTCTTCTTAGTCTTGGTCTTATAACATGCTTCTGGAATACATACTCAGCAGTTTCTGCGTTTGCCCTTGATACATCATCCGTTAAGCCTAAAATGGATTTATGAACACCAAAAGTTCCTAGGATTTCATCCCTTGATTGATTTCTAAGGTTAAAAAAGTCCATATCCTTCATATTCATAGTAAGGTCACTAAATGTAGCTTTACTTCCTTCAATGATAGCAAGCCTGTGTGCGTTATCTACACCTCTGTGTCTATCCTCAAACTGTTCCTTCATTCTATCCCAGCTATCGTCATCAAGGTTAGTTTCAACATTTAATATTCCACTTATCTTAGCTCCATTATAGAAAAAATTTCTATTATGTTCACTAGAATACTTATCGGCTTCAAGTGCATTTCTAGCACCCTGTGCTGGACCTACACCACCATATTGGTTGTAAGGGTCCGGCATACTGAAGAATATAACCTGATTAGGGTCAAACGGAATACAATCAGTGCCACTACGATAATAATAACCCTTTATATAATTATCTTTGTCGGGTACTATCCACATATCCAAAGGACTTATACACCATATTTCACGATTACGTCTTGCCTTATCCTGTTCCAATACCCAAAAACATTTACCGCATAATGACATATACATATCTGTCATTTCCATTAACTCATACCTGCTAGTAAACGGATTTGGATTATTTAATACTGCTAATGCATCACTTTGCTTTACTGTTACCTCAGTGTCGGTATTACCTGTAACATAAGCAGACCATTCTACGTCAGCAACATTCTGTGCTATCTTACTTACACAAGCATAGAGCCACGAAATCTCACCATATGATCTAAGGAAGTCACCTGTGCTTAGATTAGGAGGTATATTAAGCATCTGTGAAGCGTAACCGTTATATTTCTTTTGCTGTCCAGTATTATTTATTGCCATTGGTCTTGATATATTTTTTCTCAATTTCTCACCTCCTAGTGCGTTAATTCTATTACATCATCAAACTTAATAAACCATAACTTAAAAGGATTATTGTCCAGTATATTGTTTAAATCAGTTACTAAATATCCATTTTTATTTACTTCCCATATTTCAGCTTTTATAAGATACTCTTCATTATCTGCAATCAAGATACAAAGGATTTTATCATTAACTTTATACTGCAGCTGTTCCTTTTTAAAATGCTTATGTATAAAAGCTTTTATTTTCTTAAACATTTAATCATCCCACTTATTTCATTCAATAATTCTACGACTTCATCCTTCATTCTTCTATTCCTCACTTTCTCTTAATAAATCACCAATATTATCTTTTAAATATCGACTAACCTTAATATATCCATCAGTATTGCTCTTTTCATCAAATCCTCTAAATTTAACTCTTGCGGGATAAACATTTGAAATACTTCCGTCTTCTTCAACTTTAACTGCTATCGCCCATCCGAATAAGTGCAATATATTATTAATAAACCACAACAAACCACTATTTCTAAACTCTTCCCATGTTTTTTTATTTACCATGTTTTTCACTTCCTATATTTTTTTAAAGTTAAACATATTTTCCTCATTTATTAATAATCTTCTTTTACTAATCTAGTAGTCGGCGGAATTGGGGGATTACATTTTGGCATAGGTATTTTAACTGGTATGTTTGGTATACCTATATTTGATTCTCTATCAGCCATTTCTAATAATTCCAGTACATTACATTCTAATATAACCACAACTTGATTTTCCTTTTCTTTATGTGCAAAATACTGTAACCCTTTATTATTAGGTAATGAATTAAGTATAGTTAAATTTTCAACGTGTCTATCCCTAAAACCATCATCATAAATAACAATAGCTTTTACTTTATCACCATATTTATATTTGTATTCCTTTTTAAAAAAGTTAAACATAATATAACCCTCACTTATTAATAAATTTAATTCCTTCTGTACTCCTGCCACCTTTCCACAACTGGTCCCATTTATTTCTTAGCCGCTGTATGTCATCATCTTTTATATCAGGGACCACTATAAACTCATTTACTGTCTTACAATTAGGACAAATCTTCTTTACTAATCCATGCTCTGTTATGTTAAATAAAATTTCTCCACATTGTTTACATTTTAATTGCATGTTTATTACCTCCCATTACTTATTTAGATGGTTTTGCTAATTCAGCCATAGTTTCATAAAGGCTTTTCCCTATTACAGCTTCTTCAACTTTGATTATATTTTTTATATTAAGAATTACTTCACCGATTTCTACAAAACCGCTTTTTACTCCCCAATCCATGTACCTTCTAAAAAAGGACTCCATACTTGAAACGTTATCTAATTCAACATCTATTGTGTCCCAATCATTACCTTTGGATATCGTTATTTCAAATACCATGTTGATGTTTACCTCCAAATCATATAAATCTTACTCTTACTTTCTTAGTGTTTATTTCCTCACATGCATACCGTAAAGAATCCAGTAAATGGTTATATTTATCAATTGGTGTATTTATATATTCACCTGTGCTTTTATCTTTTTTCCAAGTATAGTTTTTAAATTCTTCAATGACATTTACGCAACTAGGATGAACTATTATTTTAAACTGTTGTATGAACTGTATGCCATTTAAAATACTGTCTTTACCCTTACGTGCTGGTTTAATTCTATATATACCTTCTCTTTTAATTTCTTCAATCGACTTTTGTTCTGCACTATCAGCAACAATTACTTCTTTGTGATAACCTTTTTTTCTAATTGCCTTTGCTATGGCATCATTCAGCAAACCTGTTTCATAGAATTCATCAAAAATATAAAGCTTTTTATTTTCATTGTCTGCCAATACTGCAATAAAAGCTGACGGATCATTGATGTAACCAAAATCAAGAGCAAACAATGCCTTTAATTTATTGTTTTCTTTTATCAGTTCTTTATAATTAAACTCTTTAACATTCCAGTTCGTGTATATAAGCTTATCGAGTGTAGAAAATTTACCTTCTGCATAGATCTTATAATAAACATAATTGTTTTCTTTCATATCTAGCAATGCTTTAATATAGTCCTCAGGTAAGAATTTATTATCCTTGTAAGTTGTATGAAGAACTGTAGTTGATGAATTATCATATCCCTTTTCACTGAACCAGTGACCATAAACCCAATTAGCTTTTGAAACTGGATTAAACATACAATGTATTTGGTTAAACAAGTTTTTACTTCTAAGTCTTAAATTTAACTGTGAGAATTCATCTAAGGATATTTCGGTACATTCTTCAATTACAATATCATCTATATTTGCTATTGATTTTATCTTCTCTGAATCATCTAACCCCTTGAAGATGAACTGTGAGCCATTTGGTAAGATTATAGTTAAAAGTGAATCTTTAATCTCACATCTATCATATATCTTCCAATCGCCCAATACTGTTTTAAATAAAGCATAAATAGAATCTCTTAATGTTGCTCCAACTTTTCTAATTACAAGACATTTTCTATTAGGATATTTAAGATATTTGAGTACCATCTTTTGAATTACAAAATGTGATTTACCACTACCAGCCTACGCACCGCCATAAAATACATTGAATCTATGAGAATAATCTTCTAAGTATGGTAAATAAGCTTCATTGAATATTTTCTTAGATATTTTTATATTTAATGGTTCCATCAGGCATCACCCCCTTTATTTTTTATAATAAAAAAGAAGGTACTATTTACCTTCTTCATACTGTTTTATTAATTTGTAAAATGTTGTTTTCTTTAAGTCTAATAACTTCATCACTTCAACACCTTTAATTTGACCATCATTCATCATCTTGTAATATTTATCCCATTGTTTAGGGTATTCAATAGCTTTTCTTCCCTTAAACTTGCCTTGCTCTTTAGCAATTGCAATTCCTTCTGCTTGTCTGTCTTTAATATAATCACGTTCAAGTTGTGCCACTGCTCCAAAGACTGTAAGCATAAACATTCCAGTAGGAGTTGTTGTGTCTATTGATTCTTTCAGTGATACAAATATAACACCTTTATTATTTAACTGCTCCACAAGGCTTAATAAGTCCTTTGTATTACGTGCAAATCTACTTATGCTATCTACAATTAATTTATCGCCATTCTTTAATGCAGCCATCATATTATTCAATACTGGTCTATCTGAAATGTTTTTACCGCTAACTTTTTCTATATATACATTCTCAACTGGTATGTTATGGTCTTTTGCTTTTGTCTCTTGTCTAATAGTGTTTTGGTCTTTACTCGATACTCTAATATAAAAATACGTGTTCATCTTAAAACCTCCACTCGCTTATATCTTTATACTAATTATACTTAATAGTTCGTTTGAAGTCAAGTTTATAAACGAACTATTTTATATATATTTACTAAGATACAATGCGAGTTTGAAGGTCGTTCGTCTAAGGTTGTTTGATGTATACTCTATATGAACTACATATAAACACTATTCTTCATCTTCTAAAGTAACATTAATACTATTCTGCTGAATATTAACTTGTATTCCACCACTAATTATATTCATGTATTTAGCAAGTGTATCCATTGCTTTCTGTTTATCATACAACTTAAT